AGCCAAGCAACGCTAAAAGAGAAGAAAAAACAAGAAGTGCTACAGAGTTAGTTAGTATTTTATATGATGAACTTTTAAAGTTTGATTTAACTTATAGTCAAATGTATGAAATGACAGTGAAAGAGTTAATGAATACTTTAGAACAGAGGAAAAAAGGACTTGCTTATCGTATGTGGAAAGAAGCAAATTTAATTGGTGTAGCATTCGGTGGAAAAAGTTATCCAAAAACACCAGAAGATGCTTCTCCAGAATTATATCCTCAAAAGATAGGTGTTAAAATGCCTGATTTCTTAAAAGAAAAATGGTTGAAAAGAGGTGGTAGATAATGGAAGAAAAAGAAACGTTTGGTGTAGAACTGAAAGCCATAACAGAAAAATTTAGTCAGAAAATGGAACAAATGAAAAATAAAATTGTCGATTTTGGTAAAATTGCTAAACAAAATTTAGAAACTGGTATGTATATGGACACCAAAGGTGCACAAAAAGAATTACAGGACTTAGAAAATGAGTATAATAAATTAATTCAAGATAGTAATAATGGGTGGTCTGTATCTCAACAACAAATTAGTTCAGTGTCTACAAGAATAAGTGATTTGAAAAAGGATATTAACACAATTAATACCAGCAAAATCGCTAAGGCAGGTAAGTTATTTAGTGATTTAAAAAATAGAATAAGTACCGCAAGTATTGAAACGAAAAAGTTTGGAAAAAATATTCAAAGTAGTTTTGATAAAGGCATAAAAAGTATAAAACGTTTTGCTTTATCTTTATTTGGTATTCAATCTATATGGCGTGCAGTATCAAGAGCAAGTTCAGCATATTTATCTCAAGATATAGAATTGTCTAATAAGCTACAAGCGGTATGGGTAGGATTAGGTTCAATGTTATCCCCTATTTTAGAGAAATTAGCTAATTTCTTTTTAAAATTAGTAGGATATTTAAATATATTTATAAAAGCGGTATTTGGTGTAGATTTGTTGGGCAAAGCAATGGAAAAAGCTAATAAAAATACAATGGATACTAATAAGTCGGTTAAGGCATTAAAAGGACAATTAGGTGGTTTTGATGAAATAAATAATATTGCAGATAATAGTGCAGGTGCTAATGCTGATAATTCAAACATAGGTTGGACTGACGCTTTTAAAAATGTTCAATTAGATACTAGTTGGACTGAGACTATAACTAATTTTGGAATATGGTTAAAAGATAATTGGGAGTTACTTGCGATAGGTTTAGGTGGTATTGCGATAGCGTTAACTTCATTAGGTTTAGCTGGTTCCTTATCTGCAATTGGTTTGGGTGCAATAGTTGTTCCTTTGATTGCAATAGGATTAGCTATTGCTGGCATTGTAGCTGTGGTTTTAGGCATTAAAGAACTTTTTTCTGAAACTGGTAATCAAACTAAAGCTTGGACATTAATTTTAGGAGGACTATTAGCTATTGTTTTAGCTGTTGGATTAGCATTTGGTGCAATACCTATGGCAATTGCAGCATTAGTGGCAGCTGTAACAGCAGGTGTATTATGGATAATTAAAAATTGGGATGACGTTAAATCTGCACTTTCTAAAGGTATTAGTGCAATAGGTAATTGGTTTAAAGGACTATGGGAAGGTATAAAAAATATTTTTGGTACTATTGGAAAGTGGTTTAGCGATAGATTTACTGATGCTTGGAATGGTATAAAAAAGGCTTTTAGTTCGGTCGGAACATTCTTTAAAAATATTTGGAATACAATTAAATCTATATTTACAACAATAGGTACCACAATTGGAAATGCAATAGGTGGTGCACTTAAAACAGTTGTTAATAAAATAATTGGTTTTGCAGAAAATACAATCAATGGTTTTATTAAAGCGATAAATGCAGCAATTGGTCTTATTAATAAAATCCCTGGTGTTGAAATTAAAAAATTAAGTTTATTAAATATACCAAAACTTGATACCGGTACTAATTATGTGCCAAATGATCAATTAGCATATATTCATAAAGGCGAAGCAGTTGTACCTAAAAAATTTAATAGTTATGAATACTTTAATCGTGGCAATGATGAAACTAATAGTTTATTGAACACATTAATTGAAAAATTAGAAGAAAAAGACTTTAGTGTTTCACTTGATGGAAAAGTTATAGGACGTTCAACAGTTAACTATATAAATAATCAAAATCGAATTATGGGAAGGAGTGTCGTTTAATGTTAATATGGTATACAAAATCTAATTCAATAGGGGAATATGTACAACAATTAACTCCCTCTTCGTATAAAATTGATTGGGAAGATTTAGATGCTAATAGTTATCGTTCAAAATCAACTGGTAATTTAATTGATACAGTTATTTCAAGGAAGTGGAGTAAAATTGCATTTAGTTATAAGTGTTTATCTGAAGAACAAGTTAATCAACTAATGAATATTATTAATGAAAATCCAATATATGTAAAAGCAAAAAATCCATTATTTAGTGGTGGATATATAGAGGCACAATTTAGGTGCAGTAAAGCATCAAGTGAAATGTTAGAGACAGGTGATTATAGCTTGTCTTTTAATTTGGTCCAAAAAAAGAAAGTTAGTGGTCAATAATGATAGAAATATATTTTGATGGTGTATTAATTGATAGTGATTATTATGCTGGTATAACTAATGATTTTAGATTGTTTGATGAAGAATTTTATTTAGGTTCAACTGCATCCAATACTTTTAAAATTGAAGTACCAATGAGTGCAGTCCAAACGATTCCGCACGAAGTGGTAATAAGGCTTGATAATAAGGATTATGCCAATTTGATTGTTGATAGTTACGAGATATTAGATAATAATATCCTATCATTATCTTTAACAGATAAAATGACACTTTTTAATTTTTCTTATGATGCTAGTCCTATCGTTCCGTGTTCTGTAAAGGACATATTACAAAATATATGTTTAATTCAAGGCGTAGAACTTGGAACTACTGAATTTATAAACAGTGATGTTCAAGTGGATTTTTATAATAATACAATAACCGCAAGAGAATATATTGGCTACATTGCCGAATTAAATGGTGGTTACGCAGTTATTGGACAAGATGGCAAATTATATTTAAGACAATTTGATTCAGTACCAGTTGAAATAAATGTTGATGATTGTGAAGACTTTAAGATTGGTGAAAAACACATAATCGAAAGAGTGGTATTTGATAATGGTCTTTTGAAATATGAAACTTCCGCTGATGAAAATTTGGAAACGTTATATTTAAATACTGAAAATGTATACATAACTTCTGAAGATATTTTTAATAATATTGTTAATCAAATAATTGGTTTTGAATTTTATAGTTTTGAAACTGGTAACTGTATAATTAATTCTAATATATTAGCAGGCGATTTAATTAGTTTTGTAAACGGTGAGGAAAACTATATATCAATTGCGCAATATAATCTTGATTTTAATGGTGCATGGATTGGCGGATATTCTTTAAATGTTAATTCTAAACATCAGCAAGAAACTAAACAAAAAGGCAATAACGATAAAATAAAACATATAAATGTTGAATTAAATCGTATTGATAATGAAGTTAAAATTGCAGTTGAAACACAAAATGCTCAAAAAGAAACTTTATCAGAGATAACAATTGAAACCGATACTATTTCACAAAGGGTTAGCGATACCGAAACTACAATAAATGATTTGAATCAAACTATTACAACTATTGAGAGTACTTTTTTAGAACAAACTAGCGAGAATTTCACTATGTGGTTTGAACAAACTGGTGTTCAAGGTACAATTGATGATTTAAAGGATTTAGTTAATAATCAAAATACAACATTAGATCAATTAAGAGCATATATTCGTTATGGTGTTATTACAGATGTTGAAGATGAATTTTATGGAAGTCCTTATGCAGAATTTGGTAAAGAGGACGCTCAAACAAAATTGAGAATTTTAGATAATAGAATTCAATTCTTAACAGGTGAAACTGAAACTGCTTATATCTCAAATAATGCTTTATATATCAATGAAAGTACAATTTTGACAAAACAAGTAATAGGTAAAAGTGGAATAGGTAAATGGATAACAGAAATTGATGAACAAGGTAATTTAAACACATATTGGGGAGGTGTTGAATAGTGGCTACGTTATTAAAAGAGAGATCAACTTATTGGGTTAGAACTAATAGTTCAAGTCGTCGTAGTGATTTTGACTATCGTGCCTATTGGAAAATTTATTATGAACAAAGTGAAGCTAACAAAAAACTATTAAGAACTAAAATAATAGTTGATTATTATTTGCAAACTTATTGGGATGGAAGTTCTTTATCAATTTATGATACAACAAATTCAAATGTTTATATTAATGGTTCAAGTATAGGCACAATAAGTATAAATACAAGTAGTTATGATGACGGTAGCAGACTTATAAAAAAAGGTTCTAAATCAACTTATGTTTATCATAATAAAGATGGTACAGGCTCATTTACTTTTAGAGGAACTGGTTTTGATTTAGAAACATCAACTACTACATATACGTTGCCTAAAATTAATGTTGGTACTGAAATTACAAATAATAGTTCTGATAGTAATTATATCAATTTAGATAGTGATGTAACATTTACTTTAAATGATTTAACAGGTCAAGTTGAAGCCAATAAGCTTTACTATAAAATAAAAAATGATGAAACTGAATATGTAATAAGTGAATCTACTACTGAAACAACTATCAAGTATTCCTTTCCAGTTGATATAATCACAAACTTTCCAAACAATGAAAATATAAGCTTAACAGTTTATTGTAAAAACTTAGTTAGTAATGTTGAAACAACAACAACAGTCTATTTAAAATTACCTGATAGTTATGTGCCTAGTGCAAGTTTAGCTATTGCTGATGTTATGGAAAATAAGCCAAGTGCTTTAAGTGGTTTGTGGATTAAAAATCAATCAAAATTAAAAGGTACAATTACTG